TCATTACCACCAAACTTCTTCGCACTTTCTAGTCCATCACCAAGCATTCCAGAGTGTGGACTGAAACTCTGGATGCCATTTCATTGGGACCGAGGAGGAACAGGTAAATCCGCCAAAAGCCACATTGGTTGCACACCTAAGAAGAAGAAAGTGTTGTAGTCCTCTCCGATGGCACTATAATGGGCCCAAGAAGAATAGATTTCTTGAGCACCCGCGTTATCAGGATTGATGGCAAAAGTCGAAAATTCTCCACCTAAAGTACTCGAATCCACATCTTGAAATGGGAACGCGAACCTCGTTGTAGAGTACCAAGGTATTTCAACATCGAGAACGCCACCAGATTGTCTATTTGTCATCTGTTCCCCAGACCAAGATTTATCATCCACAGTAACTTTATCTTGGAGGTTTTCGAAAGTAAGAGGATCATTTTCAATTATCGGATTAAGAGACCAACCGACGTTTGGATATCTGCCAACACGAGGTTGGGCTATTTTCCCATCGTCAGCCGTCCTAAGAAATTTGTGTCTAGTCGATCCTCTCCATCCCGCATAGTTCTCAGTGACATAGGACAACATAGTCTGTGGCCAACCGCCACCATCAACCGTTCCTCTGCCTTGCCAGTAACCACTAAAACCATACTTAATAGTACTAATCGAATTGGGAGGAAGTGTTGAATTGATGAAAAGCGAGGACACTTGATTATACCTCTTCAAACAACATCGAAAACTTTTAATATCTTCACCACACAACACTTGGCTTAAATGATCGACTTCTCGTCCTCCAACTCTATTCATTTTTGCATCACTATATGGTGCATCAGCAACTGTAGGTGTATTCTCATCAGACTGCACCTCACCAGACTGAGCCACAAAACTAGTGGTGTTAATGTGAGTTGAATTCGGGCCCCAAGCGCTCATCTTTTCTGAATAAGAATGACAGAGTATCGAAACAGGCGCGGTATTGTCACCAGAACTAACGAGGTCGTTCAAGACATAAACTGTAAGGATTCCATTAGACACACCGTCACTATGCAACCCTCTAGTAGTATAGGGCACAGAGGTTATTACATCAACGATGGGTGATGGAACTCTCAAAGCTGGAAATGGATTCCCCCAACCCACCGTTACTGAAAAATCTCTCTCCTCAGCTATGTCAACAATTTTCGAATACACCGTGTTCAACTCTGGAACCGCCTTTGATGTAACAGGATCCCAAACGATCAAAAGACGGCCTTTGTGATACCCACTAGCCGCGATCTGAAACCTATAGGTCATCTCACCTCTCCAAATTTCAAATGGCAAGGTGGTAAAAGCTGTGGGTGACAAAACATAGCCATCAGCAGAGGGCGGGATAACATTAGATCCGATGTTATACATCATTGGGGTTACTGCTATAGAGATCAACGGCTGATATTGGGAATCATCCAAATTCCAATTCGTCGTGGCAAAATAAGTCGGTATTGAGTTTAAATAGGAAAAACTCATCTCATCGACTCCATTCAGCCCCGTGGTCCTAGGATCAATTGTAACTTCCTGCTTAGTCGTCAAAGCTAACGTGCAGGTATCGTCCCTCTGATCTGTAGAGGCCAAATCACCAGTTTGCCAGACTTTGACTGGTTTTGCTGGTTCAATGATTCTGGGTCTAGAATAGCCCAAGGCCAAAGCCGCTGATGCCACAGCCGTGGCGTACTGAGCTGTCGCCATGGCAAATGGTCCGATATATGGAACCCCTGAAAGTGCCGCAGCAATACTAGCCACAGCACCAGCAGGCTTCGAAACCACTCCTGCATGACTGTATTCATCCTTAACCTCACCGGCCTGTGGGGTCAAATCTCCGAAATTGCTCTGCGTTGGTGAGGAAAGTTCAATTCCTTCACACCAGGCGTAAACAGTTAATCTGACCGGTTTGCTGACATTGCTCTGGGTGTGTTGTAAATCAACAAGGCTTTTAAGCCAAATCGAACCTAACTGCACCCCCTCGTTCTCAAGAGTAACATCAAGAGCATCCAGATTGTGAAAGAAAGGAAGCACCAGTTCACCTCCTTGGGAAGTCGAAGGATCAATCCATAAGTGAGGTCTCTGTGTCGCTGGCATAATGGAATTAATTGTGTTCTCGTATTTAACATAATCGCTGTTGTTCCGTGGAGTATATGAGGCTAACATCTTACCCCAATAAAACTGATTCCCATTTATCAGGAACTTGACATGCAATATTCCCTTGAAAAGCCGGAAATTACTCATTCTATTGGCTACTCGCGGGTTCCTCATCCACAAGTCCCACGGGTAAAATAAGTCATCAACCCCTGAGTTGACATTCCAATCTCTCGAGAAAATTTGTATTGGTCTCTCGAAGAAATTTTTAATCTCTGTATCAACGTCAGCTGTGCTATAACGAGTAGAATCCATTGTATGATCAATTTGTGTAGTGTATGATTGATTTTGATCAACGAATTCAAGCATTGCGGAACTTTCAGTGGTCCCCACCTGTTCTTGTGAAACATTTCCGCTGTGGGGTAAAAACGCATCTCCTGATGCTAACTCTAAATTAGTGAGAGCTACACGTTCAATATCCGGATTTGACTGCGTGCCCGGCGTGCACCTATATAAATAATATGAAGTAATGTATACGGGATGAGTGCTTACCAAGCAACTCACCACGTGTTCTAAATGCATGACATATAATAATCTATCTAAACGAACAAATAAAGGAGATGGTGTCTAGGGATTGATAGCTTGAGGAATCAATCCCATACAATCTAAACACGCCAACAATAACACCGGATCAGACAAGAAGTCTGGTGTTGACATGTAAGTGCCATAGTCGGTATTAGCAATTTCTACCAACTCTGGCTGGAGGAATTCCCTAATTCTTCCCTCTACATCAAGGGGTAGGTTCCTCCCAAAATTACGCGTGATGCTGTTCCAGCGCTTCTCCCTGAAGTGCTTGACAGCCCACACGTTTGCAGTGTGAGTGATCAAATTCGAACTCTGAGCGACGGTGATCGATATGGTTCTGATTTCCTGAACAACTTGGGACTTAGCGTCCCGTACTAACAATCGTAAGTTCGCAAACTCAACGAGTTCATCCAGGAATCGATTATGCGCAACCATTGCTTCAAGTACTGGCAACATTTCGAAAACCGCTCGTGGAAATTCAGGTCTGACAAGAGTGTCAAATCCTCCATAATCACCAACTATAGGACCCAAAACAAGAGCAGGCATATCATCATCGTCAATAAGGTCAGGAACGTCATCGTCAATGAGGTCAGGAACGTCATCGTCAACGATTCCTGAGTGTGGTACGAAGTCATCATTTCCATCACATTCTTGGTCATCGTTTTCATGAATTGTGTCTAACGATTGTACGGGTCCACGGATCTCAGGTTCTAAAGGCACTTCCTTTCCATCTTTCAAATTAAGGTGTCTTCTAGCATCGTCGTAGACACATGTTGTACTATCGTATCGCTTCTTCAGGTCCTTAATCGTCGGCGGATCAAAGAAATCTCCGACTCGAAAACCATCTTTATCGACGATATCTAACATCTGTTTAAACCATCCATAATACCTATCATATACATCTTCGCCATGTAAGAAAGCCTCACTCAATGCTCCATGCATGATTTGGGCTGCCAATTGTGCCTCACTGGAAGGGTTACCCTTTGTCTTCTTAGTCATTATGATTGACTTATTGATAGAATCAAGGGAAAGCCCACCAGTCATAGCTCCGACAATAT